AGGTCTGAATCAAACTTGTCACCCATAGCTCTTTGAATGTCGCTGTCTAATTCCTTCTCACGTAATCTTTGCTCTTTTACTGCTAGATCGTTTTGAAGTTTACTAAACTGCTCATGCAAGTCATTGGTTGTGACACGACCGTTCGAACTCTGTTGTTGAGCTTTTGGTTGTCCACTTGGCTGTACGTTGCCAGCGTTATTATTTTGAGCCCCTACACGTGCCATATATGATAATGCATCTTCAACACTTTGGAATTGTGTTCCGCTTGCGTTTGATAATGCAGTCAACAATGACTGAGTTGTGCTTTTACGAATAGCACCTGGGTTAACGTTTTGCTCTCCTGCTTCACTCATAGAGTCCTGTGCAGTTACAGGGGCTACATCGTTGCCAACGAAATTTTGATTGTCCATTAATTTTTTCCTTTAACTTTACGTAGTTAGCGATTGTGTAATGTATTTATGCATTATGGATACAGATAGATTTATCTACCCGTATTCATACCAGTCAATATAACTGGAGCTACTTGTTGTGTATAGTATGTCATACCTATTTGCGTAACTGGCGTATCTACACCACCTAGCAATGATGCATTACCATCATTGCCAAATGATCCGTCTGATTCTGCTTCATTCTCACCATTGTCATATTCACCATTTTCGTCTTCACCATACTGTTCATGTTCTGGTATCATCGATTGATCTAAATCTCGGCTGAGGACTTCATTGTTCTGCTCAGTCATTAAAGTTCTAAGATCCGGATCAGCGATTGTTTGAATGTATGCTTCTTCATATTCTGGTATTGCAGTGTCAGGAGCAAGCATACCGATAATTTCTTTAGTGATTAATGCTTGAATCATTGGATTGTCACCAACAAGTTCTTTTGCACTCTTGATGATAGCCATACGATAGTTTGTATCGTGTGCTTCATAGTCTGTGTTATAGTTTACTTCACCTGCCCAACGAACATTCATAAAACGTGCGGCAAATGTATAAATCATTTCTTCTGTAACTTCCATCAATCTAGCTTTACTCTTAGCTAATCGATGCAATTGCTTGCGTTCTTCAATGATAGCAACGCCACTAGCAATTTGATTCTTAGTATTCCTTAGTCCACCTAAGCCCGAAAGTGCCTCAATCTGTTCAAGGATATCTTGTTGCGCTTTGATAATTGCATCAACGTCTCCGGTGTCAACGGGGATAGCTTCTACTTGTCCCTCGTTTGCTCTCACGATAGCTCCCGCGTGAACAGGAATACTAATTCCTTTGTCTGCACGAATCAATGTATGTGCAAACTGTAATGCTGTATACTTCTCGCACTCTAATTTGTAATATTCACGCATTGCATCACTTGCGCCGTCAATATCACTAATGCCCAAATCGATTGTTCTTGGGTCTCTGCGACCATATGCGATGAAGATTGGTAGACTCATGCCAGGTGGGTAAGTGCCGGTGCCAATTAGTTCAGCGGCTTCTTCCATGTTGCTAGGACCTTTTTTAACTTCATAGCTTTCCCAATATGATGGAGTTGTTGCATCACCCAATGTATAACATTTAATGTAGTAACAATCTGTTTCTTCCATCTCCATAACTGTAACATGCTTAAGCATTGGGCGACCACCATAGTAATCAAACTCCCAGTTCCATACATTCAATGGATTAATAGCGCAAACATAAGGACGACCTAGATTACCTTGACCTGCTTGTGGCATATCAACTGCTACCCAGCAATGTCCATAGATACTTGTTAGATCACCAATGCTCTCCATGAAGCCATTCATTGAACGATTAGTTAAGTCAGCGTCTAGTAAGAATAAGTCTGCCCATTCAGTGTTCTTAGGTTCTATTCTTGCACCAGTTGGAGTACAGAATTGCATGTTACGCTTAATGCCTGGCTCAAACAATACATCATTAATTGTGTCAACGATGTAACGACAGATTGGTTGAGCGATTGTGTTAGATACTAGGTCTAGATAGAGTGTGCTATCTTCACTAGGTCTTTTCTTACGCACGAACATCTTGAAAGGTAGTCCCCCAAGATATGCATATTGATATGCCAACATCTCATTGTAGATGCTAGAATATATTGGGTTACGCTTTAGTAATTCTGCTTTTGTTTTCATATTTTTATTTTTCTCACATAAATAGGCATTTAGTAGATAATGTATTTATGCATTACCTATACTCTTGCACTTATCACCATGGTATCTGGCGTACGCTGGATTACTTATTGAACGATTGCAATGGATACAATAGGTTTTAGGCATCTTTTTACCACGCATTCCTCCACCATTATTGATATGCTGACCAAATGGCTTTGCACGTCCTTTGTTAAGCATGTCTTGCGTGTTGTCGCTACGTGTACCAAGATTTAAGTGAGCTGGATTAACACATATGGTATTATCACAACTATGCATCACTATAAGATGATCTGGTATCTTAGCTTGATTATGTTCTTCATAACTTACTCTATGTGTTGTACGCATACGTTGTGCATCACGAATCATACCATAACCAATATTGTTAGTACCACCTTGCCATTCCCAACAATCTGTTACCTCATTAACAATTACTTTGTTTAATAATCGTTCTAATAAACTGTATTCACTCTTTGGTCTACCCATAATTAACTCCATACTTGATAGTCTTCAACTTGGTCACCGTTCATGATTTCTTCCCATGTTGGACCACCTGGATATAATGGACTATCAGGCATATGCTCTGTTCCAGGTCTGTTTCTATTTGAAAATCTTGGATCCATACCTACGAACTCAGCGATACCTGTTGATTCATGTGTGATAGGGAACAGATAGTGTATGCCATATCTTATGCAATCACCTAAGCCGTCAATGTGAGCATATTTTTGCTCTGTGTACTTTACAAGTTTCTTACGTGTACCATCTTCAAAATGATATGTTTGCAATGCTTCTAGTAAAAACTTATCGTCTGGTCTAATGACGAGTCCGCCACGATTGATGAAAGCATTGCTTGTGTTATCTGTGTCGCTAATTAATGGGTTACTCTTACGATTGTTAACGATTGTGAATCCATACTTTTCTAAGATGATTCTATCTGTTACACCAAACGCACTTGTGGTATCTCTGTTAACTTGTGTACCACTCATGTCAATCACGCTGTTAATTCTACGCTTGGGAAAATCTAATCTTATGGCTTCGGCAATACCTTCTGTACTGCAATCATTGATGGCGTAACTTTTAAGTATCTCCATCTTACCTTTATTATTACCTTGATTACTAATCTGTGCTACAGTGGCACACATAACTCGTTTGTTAAAGTCATGAAATGTATATAAATCGCCACCTCTGTCTATGACTTCAGCACAATGTTTATGTTTGTCGAATGTATAGAAGAATTGGTCAGCAACACTCTCCCATTGACACATGTAATCTTGATTAAACTTAAGTGGGCTAATAATACGCTTTTGTTCTTCAATGAAGTTCTTGTTACCACTACGCATTTGTAGATAATTGTAATGACGAACAATATACTTTTCTGGGTTCTGTAATGCAAGCTGAAACAAATCGTGCAATGGTCCCGTACCGTTTGGCGTACTGATAACAATCAATCGACCAGCAGTGTCTGGCTGACCCACTTTAGGGCGTAATCGATTGGTAATTTCTTGCAATGTATCTTGTGTGTACAGTGCAGCCTCGTCTGCTACCCATACACCTACGTTTAAGCCTCGTAGATTTTCACGCTGTTCTGCACTCTTGCACCGAATGAATGTACCATTAGGAAAGCGTATTGTTAATTCACTGTTGTTAATGTCTTTACCATCAACTAATCCAAAGTATTCTATGCAACTCTTTTTAAGTGGCTCCCAAATCAATGACTTAATCATTGCACCAGTAGGAGCACTATAGATTATGTCTTTGCCTTTATGATAGCGAGGGTCTGATGCGAATATTGGCAGGGCTATAGCAGCCAAGAATGTCTTTCCACTACCAACGGGCACTATGTCTATAGAGTGCTTATCAGTAGTGAGCCAATCTGCTAGAATCGTTTTTTGCTCACCGTATAAAGGAACCGTTACATTACGCATCACGCCAATCTATCAACTCTTGTGTTGGAAATGTAAAGCTGGCACCTAATGCTTCGCCCTTACTTGTGATATCTTGACTTGCTACATCTGCGAAATAATACTTTGCGAATGCTGTTTGATACTTAAACAACATATCATAATCACCGCGCATTCTGGCTTCATACATATCTTTGGCTAAGTCTTCTTTAAGATTAGATCCATGTATCTTTTTATATTCTTCTAGGAACTCTACGCCCTGAATCTTATTTGTTGAGCCAACTTTTCTGCCAGCGCCGGGTCTTTTTCCACCACGCTTACTAGGTGCTTTTAACTTGATTTCTGCCTGATTGTTATTCATAGGCTCCATCTCAAATGTATTAGTCAAACTATCATTGACTATGTTTTGGTCGTAATATACTCTTTTAGTCATCTAGTAGACCCTCTTGTTTTAATATGTTCTTTGCCCATGCTAAGCCAGGTGGACCTCCCCATAACAAGTATGCTTGTGTGCCGGGTGTGTTTTTACCGGGCTCGTAATATACTTCAGCACGACTTAAAAAACTGTATGTGCGTTTAACTGTATCTAAACTAACTTCTTGACGATTTGCGAATTGTCTAGCACGACTTAGTCCTACTGCTGTGCCACCACGATTGCTTGGACTAACTTTCTCACGCATCTCTAAGCCACGCTTTGCGTTTGCTGCCATTTGTTCTGTTGCTCTATAACTCATATCAGTCTCCTAT